ATCGCGTATCTCCTCGACGTCGAGACCAACAAACCATTCGAGGTCATGAAACGCCGCGGGCAGGTCGAGGAGCTCTCGCACCTACTCCGGCCCGCCTTCGTGGCGACGTTGGCGCTTTTAGGGTTGCGTGCCCGAGCCGAGCGCGACGCCTTAAATACGCGCCCGAGCGAACCCGAAACACCGCGGGCATGGTGGATTGATCCGCCCGACATTTGGAGTGAGCGGCCCGTACCATGAGTGACGAACCCGAAAATACCCCGGTAGACTCCGGGGCCGCGCCGGTAGCCGAACCAACCCCGCCCACCACGCCGGCCGGTCCCGACGTTACCGAGCTCGCGAAGCTGAGAGAAGATAACGCGCGGCTTACCGCCGAACGCGCCGCCGCCGACCTTCTCTTGCGGCTCGCTACGGGCCAGCAGCAAGCGCAGCAATACGAGCAGCCCCTCCCAATGGTCCGGCTGGCGCCCGAGCGCGCACGCCGGCTCGCACAGTCACTCAACCCCGCCGGCGACCCGAATGGATGGAACGAGGGCAACGTGCAGGCGCACGTGCCGATATTCGCCGCCTTCCTGCAAGAGCTGGCGACGCCCATTCTAACCGGGCTCGAGGGTATGGCCGACGTCGTCGACCTCGTGCAAGCCCGCCAAGAGGTCAAGGACTACGAAACCTTTTCCGAGGAAGTCGACCGGCTCCGGAACGAGTACCGCCAACGCGGCCAGACGATTACCCGCAAGCAAGCCGTTGCCGCCGTCAAATCGCGGCGCATGGAAGACCCGAGCTACATGGATAAGCTACTCGAGCAACGCGCGACCGAACGCGCCTCCGCACAGGCGCAACGGGCCGCCAATGCCGCTGCCGCCGTGACTGAGGGCGGAGCGGCGGTACAGAAGGCCGGCCCGGAGCCGACCAAGCAACTCCGGGCACCGCAAACTAAAGAAGAGTTTTCCAGGCTTCCGCTCGAGGAAAAGCGGAAGGTCATGGAAGGGCTGACGATCTAAGCCGAGGAAGAGGAGGGCCGCGCCATGCCCGGCAGTACCTACAGCTATTCGGACCCGGGGCTATCGACTTCGACAACCCTGGTCAACGATCTTGCGCCGCTCTGGCTACAGGATGAGCTCCTCGCCATCGCGGAAAAGTTGACGGTGTTTCAGGACATCGGCGATACGCCCAACATGCCGGAGGGCGAGGGGAAGACGTACTCCGCGCAGCGTTACGAGCGCTTGCCGCTTCCCGGGTCACCGTTGACCGAGGGCATCACGCCCGACTCGACGCCGCTTATCGTCAACAAGGTTACCGCCGTGCTCGAGCAATGGGGCATGGTCTGTAGCCTGTCCGACGTGGCGCTCATGACGACGAAACATCCTGCCTTGCAGGCGGCAAAAGACCGCCTCGGGCACGCGTCGGCAGAGTTGCAGGATAGGGAAATCCAAAAGGTGCTCATGGGCGGCGGCGTGGTTGTGTTCCCGAATAACAAGACGTCGCGCACGACCTTGGCCTCGACGGACTTTCCGACGACCGATTTCATTTCGATGATCGTGGCGACGCTGCGGCAACTCGGCGCCATGACCTTTACCGGCTCCATGTATGCCGGCGTGATCGATCCCTACACCGAGCAAGACATCGCCAAGGACCAGACGTTCGTGGCGTCGCATCAGTATGCCGAGGCCACGCCGCTGTTGAACGCCGAGGTCGGCCGGTGGCGTGGCGTGCGCTGGAAGCGCTCGAACCTCCTCCCGATCATTTCCCTGTTGCCGACGGGTGCCGGGGGCGTCTCAGCGGCAGCCCTGACGACGCTTCCCACTGGCGACGTGGGCTTTACCGCCGGCGGCACGGTCAAGATTACGGCGGCGCTCGCCGACCCGATCAACGGGCTCGACGCCAAGCAGATCGTTTCCGCCAACGTGAGCAACGCCGCGGCGTTTGACGTCCAGTTTACGATCAGCGCGACGTCACCGACGGGCCGGTATAACCTCTACGTCTCGCAGCCCGGTGGCGCCATTCCGCTCTACGCCGGGCAGGTATCGTTCACGACGGGAACCGCAGCGACCTTCAACGTGGCGGCGACTAGCGGCGGCGTGTCGTTGCAGGCGAATCCGAGCGGAGCTCCCGCCGGCGCCGACCCGCCGGCGACGGGCACCGTGCACATTGGCTACGTATTCGGCAAGAGCGCGTTTGCGGTCCCTGCAATCGGCTCTCGGGTACAGGCAACGTTGACACCCGCAACCGCGACCGATTCCGACCCGTTGCAGCAGCGCCGTAAGGCCGGGTTCAAGTTCTTTACCAAGACGTGCATTCTGAACGTCGATTTCTACCGGCGCTTCGAATGCGCCTCGCAGTTCAACTAATGGGCCGGCCGCGTAAATATCCGCTGGCAGCCGATGCGGAGCCGGAGCCGGAGGAGGAGCCCGAGGAGGAGCTCGACTTGGAGTCACTTCCAGACGAGCAGCTCGTCGAGGAGGTACTAGCGCGGCCGTTAATGAAGTTGACGCCGCGCATGTGGCAGGCGCTGAACGACACGGCGCGGGATTTGGCCCTTGCCGACGACGATCAGGCGAAAGCTCAGCTCCGGCGTATCGCCGGGAGGCTCCGGCGTACGACGCACGGGGAGCAGCATCCCGGGTGCCAGCTGCTCAAGATCAACGTGCCGGCGCTGCGCCGCCATGACGGCAACGGAACATGGTACGTGACCATCAACGAGCGCAAGTATTTCGGCGACGTCGAGGTCTGGGAATGTACCGCCCGGCAAATCTTCGAGCTCGTCGCGCGCTATAACGAGGTCGAGGCAAACCGGAAGAGTGAGACGCAGCACGCTATCGACCTCGACACGGGGGCCATGCTCGCTGACCGCATCCAGGCAATCAGGCAGGCGTGAACGGATGGCTGGACGGACGCCGAAATTCTCCGGGCAGCTGACGAAGGTGACGGGCGAGGGGGAGCATCTCGTGCTCGCCTTCAGCGCCGGCACCGTCAAGGAGCTCCGCGAATCGGTCGGTGTACTCCATGCCGTCGCCCTCGAGCGCGTCGCCGCCAACAATAAGGCCGTACTCGATGCCGCGTCGACATTCGAGGAGCGGCAACGGGAAGTGTTCTCTAACGCCGTCGCGCAGCTACGCCGCGAATTAGGCTTGACGGCACCGGCGCCCGGCGACTCGGGAAACAGTCATGCCGACGATTCCGCCGGGCCGGTACACGCGACAGAGAATCCGTGACCTGGCGCTCAATCGGGCGGGTAACCGCGCGCTCGATACCGACGCCACGGATTTTCTGAGTCAGCACCTCTTTGAGCTCTACACGCTCGCCGACTGGCCCTTTCTCTATGTGTCGGCACCGCTCACGATCAGCGGCGTAACGGTCAATCTGCCGGGGGATTTTGTCTCGGTACAAGACGACCACGGGTTGCAAATCGTCTCGGTCGACGGCAACCCGACCCCCGACACGTTCGTAATCGAGGTATCGCCCGAGGAGCTCGCCGCTCGTTCCGGCCCCGGCATGGGCAGCGCCGCGCCGCCAACGTGGTACGCCATCTCGAGGTCAGCGACGACGGCAAGCTTTGCACCCGACCCTACGGGGCACAGCATGTCGGCCGTTTTGCGGTACCGGCGCCTACCGGCGGAGCCGCTCCCGGCGAACGAGCCAGCGGATATCCCGGTCTTTCCGTATCATAACTACCTCGTGCAAGCGGTCTACGTGTTCGCGCTCGAACACGAAAGAGACCCCCGCGCGCTCCAAGAGGCGGGGGTACGCGATACGCTGCTGTCAAACATTCGTCGCGGGCAAGCGCCGCTCCGGTCGCAGCGTACCGATATTCCGCTCGACCCGCTGCAATTCCGCCGCGGCTTTCGAGGATGGCCCTAAATGCCGGGCGCTCCCGATAGAGAGCACGCGATACCGGTACGGCAATTTACTGGCACCATTCAGTCAATCGACCCTGCCTTTACGCCCCGCGGGTTTCTGACCTATTGCAACAATTGGGTGCCGGACCCGACGTATGTGTTAACGAAGCGCCGCGGCTCTGTGCAATGGCAACAACTCACGGGGACAATTAGCTACGTCGATACGCTCGGCTATAACCTCGGGAGCGACGGGCACCGCTACTTATTCGCAATGGCATGCGGCGGAACCCCGGGGGGTGATAAGCTCTTTCTGTCGGTTGACGACGGCACGTTTGCGGCGGTTAGCAATGGGGCATTCGCGACACAGAGCGCCCGCTACGGGTTCGCCGCGGTCGGAGATACGGTGTACGTCGGCAACGATACCGACCCCCTAAAGTACGTGCACCTACAGGACGCGGCGGTTGACCTTGCGCAGCTTGCCTATGCTGACGATACGGGGCAGGCAGCGACGTTTGTCGACGACCCGAATTCGAACCTGCTTGCTGGGACCTATCCGTACCGCTGGGCGGTTTACAATGACACCGCCCTCGCATGGGTCAGTATCGGCGCCGTCCGCACCGCGACGACACCCTCCGCGAGCCGGGTACGCCTCTCGTTTCGGCCGCCGACCGCGACCCTACCCGCAGGGCAGTCGTGGCACCTGTTTGTTGCTGGGGCCGACCAAATGATCGAAGGAGCGCATGACCAGTTGCCGAATGGCGTCGCGGGCGGCACGTCGGATATCTTCGCGCTCTACGACGACCCTGACGTAAGCACCGCCGTTGTTCCTATTCCGTCGACGGTCAGACGCCGCGGGTCGCATTTGTGCGTCCACCGGGGTTGCATCTACGGTGCCGGCGGCCCGGGGCCGGAGGGCCGGCGGGTCTGGGCAACCTCGGTTGTCGTGCCCGGGCTTGAGCAAGCCGCGCTCAACCAAGGCGTCTTTTTCCCGGCGACCGGGCTAACCCGCGACCTCGGCGATACGGTGACGGGGATTGCCGTCGTGCCGCAATCCTCGGGCTCGCTGCAACCCTCCGCCCCGATAGCGCTCTTTACCGGCGTGTCGACGTGGCTCTGGCAAGGGGATTTGTCGTACGACGATCCGAGCGCCGCATTGACCCAGGTATCGGCGGAGATTGGATGCCCGAGCGACCGGACGATCGTGGCGACGACTGCCGGGGTGATCTTTTGCGGCAAGCGCAGCGTCTATCTGCTCTCGGCTGCCAATACCGAGCCGCAAGATATCGGCTGGCCTATCGAGGGCGTCATCCGCAATATTCCCGAGGGGTCGCGCGGCAAATCATGGGCGGTCTTTCACCGCGGTTTTTATAAGCTTGCCGTATCGCAAGCCGGGCAGGCAATCCCGACGCAGCAATGGTGGCTCGATTTGCGCCACGGGCTCGGTAACCCGCCGTCGTGGTGGGGGCCGCATATGACGCCTGCATACACCGCAAGCGTGCGTGTGCAGGCGCATCCGGCCGAGGATGACAGGCAATGGGCGGCCCTTGGTGCCGGGCAAATCTTGCTGCTCGACCAAGCCGGTACGTACGTCGAAGCCGGGAGCCCGCCGGTGCCGATTCAATCGCGCATGGTAACCGCCTACCTCGACGACGGCTCGCCGCTCGTGTCGAAACTGGCGAAGCGAGCCCGCGTCATTGGTCGGGTCGAAACCAATACCTCGGTCGTCGTTATCGTGACCGGCGACGAAGCGATTACGCGCAGCGGTGTGCTCCCGTTGACTGCTGCGACCGGAGGCGTGTGGAATTCGTCGGCATGGAATGCCGGTAGCTGGGTAGTGTCGGCGCTTGACCTCGTGGAATTCGAGTTACCGGTTCCCGAAATACGCGCTCGGGCGTTTCAGGTTGCGATCGAGCACACGGCCCCGGTGCGTATTGACCTCCGCGACTTGGAGCTCCGGGTACAACCCTCGGCGCGGGAAACCCAATAAATGCCGCAGATAAGCAGACCGGCAAAGCAAGGCGGCGCGACGACCTACGGCGGCAAGGTCAGTGCCGGCTACACGACGATTCTCGCGTCCGAAATGGACGCCGACCTCGATACGATTTACTCGGCATGGAATGCCGGCGTTGACAGCTCGAATATTCAACCTGGGTCGATCACCGGCGATAAGCTCGCACCCGGGGCCGTTGGCTCGCGAGAGCTCGCCGACTCCGGCGTGCAAACGGTCGACCTTGCCGCCGGCGCTGTGACGACGCCCAAGCTAGCCGATGGCGCGGTGACCAACCCAAAGCTGACGGTGGGATGTGTCACGGCAACCAATCTTGCAGCCGACTCGGTCGGCAGCCAGCAGATCATCAACGGTTCGGTGACGTCGGCGGAGCTGGCGGTTGCATCAGTCACGGCCCCCGCGATGGCGACGAACTCAGTCGGCACCGAGCAGTTGATCGACAACGCCGTCACGGCGCCGAAACTCGCCGTCGGAGCTGTGACTGCGCCGGCGATGGCTACCGACTCGGTCGGCACCCAGCAGATCATCGATGGCTCAGTGACGCGAACGGAACTAGCGCCGGGCGCCCTCCCGGGGGCGAATGTTACCGTCTCCATTACCGCCTTCTCGACGAGTACGCAGGGTCAGTGGCTCACAGTTGCCACGTTGCCGGCGCTTACGACGCGGGGCGCGAATGCGGTATTTCTGATCACAAATCATGGATTGAGTGGTGTTGCGTCTACCGCCCCGGGGCTGGTGACGATCCGGTGGACGCGGAACGGCGCTCATCTTTGTAACACCGGGTATGCAACAAATGGTGCGGGCGCATTTCCGGTCCCGTCGCTGCCGTTCCTTGATATCGTGTCGGCGGCGGGAACATATACCTA